TCTACTGCTTTGAGTGCCTTTGTACGAAACTCTTCAATAGTTACAACATTAACAACAACCAAACGAGATGTATCAATACCGCGACTTTCTATAAGTGATTTAGTGATAGCAGCCTCAGTGTCAAAGTAGAGACAGTAACCATCGGGATTAGTATCAAGAAAGTTCTTAACAACGGCGAGAGAGAAAAAAGTCTTTCCAGTAGAAGACTCTCCAGCAATAGCAGTAATTTTATTCCCAGATACACCACCAAATATGCTACCTGAGACCAGTGCATTAAAAACGTATGAACCCGTATCAACATAAGTTTCTGTTTCATCAATATCAGATGCTAACTTAGTAAAGTCATCACCAATTTCTTTTACAATATCTTTAAGAAAATCCATCGTTACTTAATATCCTTTTTATATTTTGATGCAAATTTGTAAGCCCATAACTTATTATAGAGAAGATTGTTTTTATGTTTAATCGCCTCTATAATATACTCTAACTCTTTTTTTGTTATTGGTAATTCCATTAATAAAAAAATGATTCAAGACTTACAGTTTTTTCTTCTTTCCACCCAATAATATTTAAAATTGTTTTGAGTGGATCCAAGAATGCTTTCTCAAATTGTAATTCATAATCAATATATTTGTCAAGACCAAGTTCTTTAGGAAATTGCTGGATAAAGGAAATTACATTTTCCTGAATGATATTTGGTTTTTTTAGAAACAAAAACTTGACTTTTTCACCGTTATTAATAAGAGAATATTTATTTGTGAGATTTTTTTGTTTTACATAATAATTAAACAATAATGCACCACGAACTTGAATTGGAGTTTTAGGAGCGTAAATACTAGAAGATGAATAGTATTTACGAATATCAGAAGCAGTTCTTGGGAATGCAATTTGTTCTGGAGGAAGAGACTTAAACTCCTCACGACACTGATCAATAAAATTAATCATATCATCTTCAGTACCACTCATTAAGATATTAAAAGATTCTTTTAGCATCTTCCGACAAGGAGCAGGCGTTGAAGATTTAATTGCTTCAATACCCTTGATCTTAAGTTTAGGTTCTTCATAGCGAACTCCTTCACTATCCCAAACACTCAAAATATATCGCTTCTTCGCAGTCCAGATTCCACGTTCAGCGATACATTCTCGCTTCATGATCATTTTCTGCTCATAAGCATTTACATATTCCGCCAATTCTTTATAAGAACTTTCAATATATTTTTCAAATTCCACCTTACAGACCTTATCAAGGAATGAAACAACGCTTTGAGTAGTTTTCTCTCTTCCTTTGAATACAGTTTCAACCAGAGGACCCATATTAACGTAAAGAGAATCAGTATCTGAAGCAATAACATAATCTTCACCATCAGTTTTAAGAATTTTATTCAAATAAGCATTTACCTTATTCATAATCCAATTAATTGAAACTTGACCAGAAAGGGTAATTGCCTCTGCATTTGCAAGTTTAAAATAACGGAAATACTGATTACCAATAGCACCATAAGCGGAGTTAAGTTGAATCTTACGTGCCATTTGGATGTTGTTGCAACGAGAAATTTCCTTTTCCAATTCCTTCGTCTTTTTCTTTTCATATGCTTGTTCTGCCTCAAGCATTTTTTTCTTGAAGATCACACGTTCATTATAGATCTTCTCCATCAATTCTGGAAGAAATCCACGAACATCTTTACGATACATCGCACCGTTGGCACATACGGCATAGTCCTTATACAACTCAAAGTTGATAGTTTGATTGAGAATTTTATCCACATTAACTGATGGATGCTTTTCTTCAACCAAAGTTTCTGGGGAGATGTTATATTGCATAATCAAGTGTGGATATAGTGAGTTAAGGTCAAAACTCACCACCCAATCATACATGCCAGGAATTGGTTCTTTTACGTAAGCACCTTCATACTTGGTATCTTTATCAGAACGTTCTTTAGGAGGAATAACAATATTTCTCTTTTTCAGATAGTTGTAAATGATTGTATCCCACATGCGAACTTGAGAAAACACATCCTCATAGTTTGCCTTGGCATCGTATGCCATCGTAAGAGCAAGTTCAATCAGTTTCATCTTGTCTTCCAAACGGTCAACAAGTTCCACGTCTTTGATGTTGTACTCTACAAACTTCTGCCAACCTTTAGTGTAAAAATCCTTAAACGTATCAAACTCGGAGTGATCTAGTTTTTTCTGCTTAAGTTCAACTTCGGCAATATAATCTAGGCGATAAGATTCCTGTGCCTTATATGTAAACTTCTTATAAAGATCAAGATAATCTAACTGTGAGATTCCACCAATATCATAACAAAGATGCTTACGTCCAGCGATATAAGTTTCATCTTCAGTTACAAGACCCCAAGGAGATAAACGCTTCATCAGTTTTTCACCAAGAACCCTATCAATCCTACGAACAAGATAAGGAATATCATACAACTTACTGTTCCACCCAGTCACAACTTCTGGTGTATTAGATTCAATCATCCACCAATTAATGAAATCGTTTAGAAGATCATACTCAGTAGAAAAAGAACGATATTTAACATTATTCTGATTGTTTTGAAAAGGTCCTTTTCCCCAAGTGTGAATTTGTTTTGAAGAGTAGTCCTGAACAGTAATCAAAAGAACTTCTTCAGCAGCAGATTCTACATCAGGGAATCCATTTTCAGAAGCAACCTCAATGTCAATCGTAGTTACTTTAATCTTGTTGATATCAAATTTAAGTTCATCTTCTGGATAAATGTCAGAAATATACTGATAGATGTATTGAGTATTTCCAAAGATCTTAAAGTTTTCTACGTTCTCATACTTCTTAACAAACTCTCTACAATCACGAACTGATCCAGGTTGGACTGATTCTACATATTCTCCACTTAAAGTTTGATATTTTGTTTTTTTATTAGCAGGGACAAAAAGAGTCGGGTAAAACTTTTCGCGGATCATAAAATGGTTTCCATTTTCATAACCACGGACGAGAAAGTTATCTCCGACCATCTGAACATTAGTGTAAAATCGCATCAGGAAGTTAATTCAAGATATTTTTCAACAATTTTTGGAAGAGGATCTGCAATAGTTAATATATCCTCAGATCTCATCATAATTTCTTTTTGATAAGTAACTTCTGGCCAAGGTTCCAGATAAAAATGCTCATCATTTTCAGAAGATTTTTTAAACAAAAATGGATTTATTAATTTACAATTTGGATTTCCAATTTCTGCATCAATTTCAATTACTTCAGTAATGAGAACAACATCAACATTAATTAAAACACATTTAACTGTCTTAGGCATTTATTTTATCCTCATACATTTTTTTTAAAGATTCTACAGGATCTACTAATGTGACAACTGAATCAAGATTTATTGGTACTTGATTTTCGCTGGAAAGAATTATCCATGGCGATAATGATACATGTATTTCTCCACGATTTAAATTATCTTCCTCATTAGTTTTAGATTCAATCATTTGCTTTTTAATTGAAACTATTTGAGGGTCATTTAGTAAATATCCACATACAGTATCATTAGAAACCAATTCTTTAACGTCCGATATTACAGTTTCTCCTGTTTTCAATAAAGCAAGTTTAATACTCATTTTACCACCATTAACCAGTCCAGTATAGCAATAAAAATGGGAGGTGTCAACTGGATTTTGCCAGTTACCTCCCGTGGCACAGCGCCGACGATATTCAATTATATTTATAGATAATCTTTACGTTTATGATGATCTGGAATAATTCTAGCAAGAGTAATAGTCAAAAGACCATCTTCAAAATCAACTGATTTAACCTCAGTATCTTCAGAAAGAGTCCATGATCGTGTAAAACTACGATGAGCTAAACCTTTATGAAGATAATTATATTCCGATTCTTTATCTTCTTTTTTACCATCTACAAAAAGTTTTCCATCTTGAGTATAAACAAATACTTCTTTCTTTTTAAATCCAGCAAGTGCAAGTTCAAGCCTCGATTCTACGTTGCTTACTTGAACTAGGTTGTAGGGGGGATAGTTAGAAGTTGTTTCGTGAATTTTAAAAATACGATCAAAGTATTCATCCATACCAATCGTATTGCGATTAATTCTTTCCAGCAAAGCAGGAAGATCCGCAGCCTGATACTTCATCAGATTAGTCATTATAGTAGCTCCTTTAAAAGCGAGTTTGTGTTTTGTGGATCCTTACGGCATCCATTACTAATTATACAAGAAACGAAAAAAAGAGGAACGGTAAAAACCGAACCTCTTTTTAGGGTGTTCCGACTTTCGTAGAGACCGCACGAAAGGTCTCAATATTATTTATTCGGTTTCTTCTGTTTTTTTCTTTTTAGATCCGATATTATACTTAGTTTCTAAAATCCAATCTTCCTTATCTTTATAAGAAAGAACTTTAATTTGATTTAAAGGTGCTATATCTTGAATCTTTTTAACGTCAACAATCTCAATTAACCCCCAATCAGCAAGAAGCTGAGCAATACGATTTCGACGTTGAAAATCATTTACGGTGAGATTTGCATGTTTACCATCCAAGGCAAACAATTCCTTAAAGTGAACAAGATAATATCTACCTTGCTTATGAAGAATATGGCAAGATTGATAAATCTTTTTTTCCTTTCTAGAAGCAACCCCAATACGAGTCAAAGTCTCACGAACCTTGAGAAAATCATCAGGTTCACTAAGAATCACTTCTAACATTTGGTCTGGTGCCCACTTCACTTCAGGTTCTTGAACTACACTCATTTTGTTCCTCCAGTTTCAAATTTTGATTTAATAAAAGCAAGTTGTTCTTTTGTAAGAATTCTCAAAGATTGTTTTGCCTTTTCATTACTATATCCATAATAACGTTTGACACAATCAAGGTCTTTGATTTTATCTTGTCGGATCCAGGGAGAAAATCTCTTCTTTTTCCTCAGACTATTTAGTAAAAAATCATATTGCATCTTTTTAGACAAAAAGTGATATCGATTCATTTCATTTGCAAACATAATACAGTCAATATGACCAGACAAACATCTATTAATAATATATGGTGCAT